CCTCACTATCGCTTGCTTATCAGCATGTGACGTCGTTCGCCCCGCGACAATTCTGTTGCCAGAACTATGGGACGCCAAGAGATCGATGTGAATTAGCCGTCAACTTGTGGGATAAAACAAAGCTTTTCCCTAACGGCACGCATCTCTCTTAACGATATGTATTCGTCAGGAACGAATTGCATATCGCCCTCTACCTTTCCATACGCGTCGTCGTACTTTAACGACGCCAGCTTAGACACGTAGCTAAGCCGGGACCAAGGCTTCACAACCCGGTACGCGTATGTCCTACGTAACTCACCCACGCTAGGTGAATAAACGTCTCTTTTCCTACCACCATCTCGACCGTTTTGCCACTGCCAAGCAGTAAAAGCAATCCGTTCGTCGGGATCCAAGGCTCTACGTAAGCCAAGGATCTCCGGACTCCTATCCTGAGAAGGGGCGAGCGGTAAAGGCGTAAAAAGCCGATGCCACATCTCCCTAGTCCTGCAAAATGCAGGATACGACTTAGGATGGAGCCGGAGTTGGTGAGGTAGGAAACCCCATTTCTTTCCGATTCGAGAACGGATGAACGCGTCAGTCCACTCGCGGGAAAAGCGTACTGCGCTTGCAGCATGCATCATCCCTTTAAAATCGGTTTGAAAACCTCCCCTCCTCAAATGACGCACCTCGCGCCATTTACCACCTCCACTCAGAAAGGCAGTAGAGTTGACCTCAGCTACCACTTCACTTCGTATCGTCTTTTTATCGTTAAGCTTCCATCCGGAAGGATACGACTCAGGCGATACGTAAGTATCTGAGCTTACTAAGCAGTCATCGCCGTTGACTAAATAAGAGGCCTTATGGCCTCTCATAGCCCAGCGAGCTGCGAGGTAAGACTGCAGACAGAGTAGAGGAAAGGAAAGGTAGGCTCCCATCATCTGCCCGTGGGTCACTTCGCCCTCGATCACACCGTTCACCGTTACTAAGGGCCTGAGCGACAAGTGAGCAAGCTCACGTATGCCGCCAGGCACCCGTTCGCACTTACTAAGTAGCGACCCGAGGATGGCCTCTGTGGACTCGAGGGACAGATTATCAGTGGCACTGACAAGATCAATGCTAGTCTGATATCTGTACCTACAAACAGATGATATCTTCTCCGCCGTCGGCGGTCCGACAAGACACCAGGATTGCCTGGAAAGATGCTTATAAAGCATCTTGTGCAAAGGAGCTAACATGTCAATGGCCTT